GTTCTCGATCTTGATCTTCATGCCATTGAGCTCAATGACATCCGACTTCTTGTAGTTGCCGGCGGCGATCTGCGCGGGCGTGGGCTCTGCGCGGTCGTTCAGCGGGCTCGCTGCAGCTGTGTTGGCTTTTTCATCCACGGCCAGACGGATCTGATTGCGAGCGAGCTGCGCATCGGCCATGCCTTCGAGCTGGATCTCCTGGCTGGTCTTGCTGTTCTTCAGGAAGAACTCGCTGCCGCGGCGCTCGACGGTCTCAAAGCCCTGGTCGGCCAGCTGCCGCAACGTGGCGGCACGCTTGCGGGTGACCGCCGGCACGGTGCTCGGCTCAGCGCTCTGGGTGAGCGTCTCTGTTGGCGTGGCAAGCGTTTGTTGCTCTTCAGGCGAAGCAACTTCCTGGGCGACTGGCGCGGGCTGCTCCAGCAGCGCCGGCGTTTGCGTGGCTGCGTCTGGATTGCTGCCAGCGCGGTATCGGCCGACGATCTCGATGGCTTGCTCGGCGGCCTGCTGGCGCGTGGCCAATGGCAGACCCGGGTTCTGTGCAGTAGCCGTCAGCTGCAGGACAGTCTGGCGGTCGGTCGGCCCGACCTTTGGGCCGATGTCGGGGTCGCGCAGGGTGGCCTGAACGACCTCCAGCCCCATAACGTCTTCGCGCTTGGGCTCGCGGGGCGTGCGACCCTGTGCGGTTGGCTCGAAGCCGGGTGTGCCGGCCACGGTATCCATGGCGGGCTTGGGTGCGTAGTTGGTCTGCGCCCAGGTGACTTCCTCCTCGACTCGACGACGGGCCTGCTCCTTGATGTCTTCGCGGGCATTGGGGTCGCGCATCGTCTGCAGATCGAACATCACGCCCTGCAGGCCGGCGCCGCTGGTGCGGATCGAGCGAACCAGATCCTCGCTGCGGATGATCCCCTCGAGTTTGGCCGCCTGCTGGGCATACACGTCGCTCGACGCACCAGGGCCAGTCAGGCCGGTTGTGTTTCCGATGTCTGGGGCGGCGGCTTGGGGCAAAGTTTGCCCCGCGGCTTGCCCCGCGGAATCCACGGCTGGCGCGGCTTCCGAGGTCGTTTCAATTGGCGGGGCAACTGGGGCAACTGCAGGCTGATCAGCGACACCTGTGGACACCACGGCACGCGAGAGCACGCTGCCGGGCTTCTGGGCCTGGTCAACGACGGGCTGCAGGGGGTTGGGTACGGCAGGCGTCTGAAGTGCGCCAATCACAAGGCCGGGACCGGCGCCCATGACAGCGCCAGCAGTGGCTGCACCGGCCACGCCCTTCATCGGGTCGATGGTGGGGTTGTACTGCGACGCAGCCTTCTGGCCAGAATACTGCGTGACGCCTTCCTCGAAGCCTTCGGTGCCCGCGTCCACGCCGCCAGTCAGCAGTGCGTTCTTTGTGCGGCTTGCGGTCAGCGGGCGACCCGCACCAGCTAGGATTCGCTCGGCACCCAGTGGGCCCAGGGTTGCGCCAATGGCGGCCGGCACGACGCTGGCACTGCGGGCGGCACGAGTCGCAATCTCCTCGAGCGCCTGGTCGGGGTTCATGCTCTGCAGGAGCTCCTGGTACTCGGAGTTCTGCTCGAGGATCTTCTTCGGGGTGCGCTTGACCAGGTCGTATGCGCTGCCAGCGGCGTCACCACCGGCCATGGCGCCACCGACGGCAGACACGGTGCCCAGACCGAAGCGGGAGGCGGCCTTCTCGCCCAGGCCAAGTGTACGCGCACCGGTGTTTGCACCTTTGGCCGCAAGGCCTGGAACCGCAAACGAGCCGGCAACCTGAGAGATGGCCAGGCCCGGGTTGCGTGCCATGTAGCCCAGATAGGCTGTGATCTCATCGCCCGCGCCTTGCGCGCCGGCCAGGTCTTGCTGCAGGAACTTCTTCTCGGCCTTGACCTGATCGCTCTGAGCCGCCTCGCCAGGCTTGATGATCTCCTGGTCAATGAACCTGGAGACGCGGTTGCCAGGCGAGACCATGTTCGCAATCGAGCTCACGCCACCGGCAGCGGCGTTGGCTACCTCGATGACGTTGTCGTTGATCGCACCCATCACGCCGCGCTCTGGGGCACGGGCCTTGATCTCTTCTCGAGTCGGGCCGGCAGTGATGAACTGTTCGCCGGTGGGCGAGACGAAGTCCTTGCCTTTGCCGGAGCCGATGTTCGAGAAGACGATGGAGTTGATCAGATCTGACATTGATTTCGCTCTGGTTTATTGCTGACGCATGCCGCCGACGGACATGTTGGTGCGGTCCTGCTGCATCTTTCGCTGCAGGGCCTCGCGCTGGAAGCCGTCCGTCTGAGCGCCGTACTGGCGGTAGATCTCCGCAGCCCTGCCAGGTGGCAGCGCCATGATCTGGGCGGGCGTGCCGATTGCGGCCTTGGCGGCGGCCAACGACTCGTTGCGAGCGGTGGTTTCGCGCTGCTTCTTGTCTTGCTCGACGACACCGCTGGTGCTAACCAGGCGGATGTTCTGCTCGACGATGGACTGGGTGCGGGCGATGCTTGCCTGCACGTCTTGCTGCGTCGGGCGGCGGCCGTTGACGGCTGCGAACTGATCGGACCATTGCTTGCCGTGGGCTGCGGTGATGTCGGTCCTGATCTTGTCGAGCGCAGCTGTGTCGCCCGATGCGGCGCGGATGTACTCGGCGCGAGAAGCCGCTGGCAGCTTGTTCACAAACGCCTGAGCGACGCCCTTGAGCTGACTCTCCGGCATCATGGCCTGGTCGACCTTGCCCACCGAGAAGGTGTTGCCGTTGTAGCTGACGGTATTCTCGAAGGTGCCCGTCGCAGGGTTGTAGGCGGGCTTGACGGACTCGGGCTTGAGCACCGCGGTCAGAGCCAGCTTGCCGGCAACAAACGGATCGAGCTCTTGCCCGGCTCGAGTGGCATTGGCCACCAGCTCGCGAGCGGTTGCCTGCACACCAATCAGCTGGTCGGCATTCAGGGTCTTGCTCTCGGCGGACTCCTTGATGGCGTCCATGACCGAGGATGTGGCGATGTCGAGCGGGGTCTTGCCCTTCTTGCCTTTGCCGCCCGCGCCGTCCCCATCCGAGTCGCCGCCGGAGCCGGAGCGCTTGGCGGGATCGAACTTGCGCAGAACGGTGTTGCCCTGCGCATCGGTCATCAGCTCGTAGCCGGCCGGGATGTTTCCCTCGCCGATGGTGATCACCTTGCCGTCCGCACCCATGACCTGGCGCTTCTCGCCGGGACGCAGGGTGTAGGGCTTCAGCAACTCGGCGGCGCGCGCGTCCTGAGTCTCGATGCGTTTGTCCAGCAGCTTGGCGTAGGCCTCGGGCCGGAAGTAGGCGTTGAAGTCGGCCAGCAGGCGATCACGGGCCTTCTCGCCAGTGAACTCCTTGGTGGAGGTCTGGCCCGTGTCCTTGTTGTACAGCGTCATGCGCACGCCGCCGTTGGGCAGCTCTTCGATGGATTTGGTGCCGCCGTTCATTGGATCGGCATCAAAGATCTTGCCAATCTCGCGAGCGAGTTCAATTGGGGTCTTGTTGCCAGCGTCGGCCTGCAGTTGCATGAATGCGTTGGCTGAGCGCTGGGCCGCGATCTTGTTGGCCTTATCAGTGAACTCAATGGCGCCCGCAGTGTCGCCAGCCTTCTGGCGGTTCGCTGCGTAATCGCGGTAGATTGAGTCCCACTGGCGCTGACGTTTAATCTTGGGGGCCTGCTGAGGAGCCTGCGCGGGCGTCACCGTCTCCGAGCCATCTGCGCCGATCACCACCTGGGCAACCGGGTTCTCGGTGGCGGGCGTCGGTTTCCAGTTGGGATCATCAATCTCTTCAGTGGTTGCAACCGAGGAGTCACCCACGCGCAGGTCGTCGGCGCGCTTTTGCTCGTCGAGTTTGCGCTTCTGCTGACCCTGATCGAATTCGCGCTGCTGGCGCTGATATTCGCGATCCTTCTTCAGCTGCTCGCGGTCTTCAGACTGCTCGAAGCCCTTTTGGAAATTGCCGGCAAAAGAGCCGAGACCGCCTAGAAAACCAAGTGCTGACATGTTCTATCCCTTAAACGTAGGCGCCCAGATCCTGGTTGCCATAAGCCATACCGGTGCCGAAGCCAGAGGAGCCGAGGCCCGTATTGCTGAACGCTGCCTGCATGCCCCCGAATCCGCCAGCCTTCTGGTAAAGACCGCCGGCCAGGTTGCCAAAGCCAGCTGCAGCATTGCCCCACATATTTGCGGAGTTGTTCATTGCGTTGGCGAACAAGCCGGTGGAGCTGCCGATGCCATTGATGCGGTTGCCGTAGGCGTTGTTCATAAAGCCTGCGGCGCCCGTCACCCCGCTTAGCGCCGAAGAGGAGGCATTACCGGCGGCTGTGCTTGAGCCGCTCGCGCCGCTGTAACCGGACAGAGCGGCGTTAGGCATGTTGCGACCGAAGTTGGCGGCACCTGCACGCAGCTGGATGCCCTTGTCCAGGGTGTCAAAGGCAGCTCCGGTCTTCGCGCCCGCAGCGCCCAATGCCTGCGCGCGCGAGTCAGCGCCAGCCTGGTTGGCAAAAGTGCTCGAGCCCAGCCCGTACCGGCCCGCCATGCGGGCGCGCTGGCCGATGGCGTTGGAGAACTGCTGGTTGACGTTGGCCGCAGCGATGCCGGAGCGTCGCTCCATGTTGCCGGCCGAGTCGTAGTCCATCGCATCGCGTGCGACCTGTTGCTCAATCGGTCTGAACGTAGAGTCGTAATACGACTTCTGCTCATCCGCCAGGCGATCCTGCTTGTCGGCGCGAGCCAGGGCGTCGTCAACGACGCGCAGCTGAGTCTCCTGCTGGATCTTCTGCATCGGCGCAATGTCGCGCTCGTAGATCTCTTTGTTCCAGTCGAACTGCTCTTTGCTCAGAGCGTTCTGTTCGGACGCCGCTGCCGAGGCTGCATCGGTTGCGCGATCCTGTGCCTTGAATGCCTTGTTGGCTGCGTATGCGCCGCCTACGGCACTGGTAACGACTGCTGCTGCAATTACGCTCATGGTGATACCTCGATCATTTTCTGACTTTCCAGGAACAGCGCGTGCTCCTCTTGTGTGCTGACGGTCAGGAACCGCTCGAGCATCTCAACTGGCGCGCTGGCCGGGTCTTCGATGTTGCAGCCCGACATGTTGTGGACGGTGGTCCAGACGGTGTCCTTGTGAGCGAAGCCACACTTGCGAACGCCTGGCTTGGAGACGATGGTGCAAGGTGCTTTGACGCGAGTGACGCCCCCGTTCTCGTTCAGCATCGAGATCTCACCCTTGGAGATGATGCTGATGTGAGGAAACTTCTGAATCTCTCCGATGGCGAAGGTGCCTTGGGGCAGCACCAGCTCTCGCGCATACAGGCCGTCGGCATGGAAGTGAGCCAGGGGCAGCTCCGCCTTGAGTCCGTTCTCGCGCATCTCCGCCAACAGCGTCTCGAGTCGGGTCCGAACGTCTTCCGGGTCCATCGGGACGGTTGATGCGAAGGCCTCAGCAACTGCGCGTGCAGCCGGGAAGACGGCCAGGGAGAGAAAAGCTGCCGCAGACTGATCCTGCTGACCTACCAGCGCTTGGGATTCAATCTCGACGATCTCATTGGCCATTTGTGCTCCACGCGAAGATTGCCCAATTTTACCGCAAGACCAACATTTCGTTGCGTGTAATTTCGCTTTGTGGTAAGCGCGGGCGCGTGGTTTGCCTCGTTATTGTTGGCCTGTCAATCGATCGTTCGTCTCGATGCGCTCGAGCGACTGCTGGTGCAAAAGCGCCTGGTGCATCGGACCGGACGGTTCGCCATACCACTCGATTGCAGCGCTATTTCGTTGGGCAAGGTCTTTCCACTCAGCCACCACAAGCGATACTGCGCCGCCCTGGCCGATCACGGCCCCATGCTTGTCGCCCGCAGTCAGAATCCCGCCAATTGACCCGTAATCTGCTGCAGAGTATTTCTTGCTGCCAGATCCGGAGCCGGCAATGCTGAAGCCAAAGAAGCTGCCGCCCAGAAAGATTGTGATCGTGTCGCATGGGTGCGAGTGCAGCGGGACATTGCAGGCGGGGAATAGGAAGTACTCCTCGACCGTGTAGCACCCGTCGACGTAGATCAGGCTGCTGGCGCTGACGTCGGTGACGATGACCTTGCCGGTCCACTCGTGGACGTTTCTGGGAAACCCGCGCTGCTTGTAACTCTCGGTGAACTCTCGGATAGACATGTCAACTCCAAACACTTCTTGCAGGTGCCGCACATGCGGTGAAACATGCATGTGCTCACCAGCGGCCTGACGTCTTGAGGGATGAGCTCCCACTGCTCACGCTTGCTCAGGTGGTCAAGTGGATGCAGGAACGGCACGGTGGGCTGCAGCACATCCCAGGCGTCCATCATCTGGTTGATGAATGGCGCGAGCGAGGGGCCGGGCTCCCGGGCGTTCCTGCCGCACCAGACCTCGGTGATGCTCGCGTCCTTGGCAACCCAGAGGTTGGCCAGGCTGACGAACACCCGCATCTGGTGCACAAAGCGGTAGGGGTGCGGCTCAATCGGTATCGATGCGCCTGCGTACTGGATCTGCAGGCCATAGCGCTCGGCAATCTGCTTGGCGCTGGCCTGGCGGTAGGTGGCCATGCCGATGTAGTGCGATGAGCGATAGAAGCGCTCACCCATGCGCAGCACGGAGTCCATGTCTGCCTGGGTGGCGCGCCGGATCACTTGCGCTTCTCCGGCGTAAAGAAGGCGACTGCGATCAGTCGGCCGTCATGCTCGTCGGTGCCGAAAGCCTCGAACGGGTATCGACTGTGGAACAGCGCGTTGTCGTACAGGACGGCTCGGTTGTAGGCCAACTTGGCCAGGCCGGTCATGCTCCAAGCGCTCTCGAGCTCCCAGTCACTGCCGATGGCCTCGAACAGCTCGCGGTCGCCGACCTCGATGCGGCTCGCGCCGGTCTTGCTGTGTTGCCAGAATGCGGTGCCGCCCGTGCCGTCGCAGAGATAGATCACCGCGGCATGCGTGCCCCACCCCAGGTCTGAGTGAATCGACTGATTAGGCTGCTCGCCAGCGAAGTTGAGTCGGTATCCCTGGCCGAACATCTCGACGGGTCCGTAGACGCCCTCGATGGCCTCCTGCAGGCCCGGGACTGGCTTCAGGCAGACTCGCTTGTAGACTTGGCCATCGTGGCCCTGCCAATCGATGAAGTCGGCCTGCAGGGCGTCGTTGCGCACAGCATTGGGATCGGCAAGAAAATCGTCGACGATGAAAATCTCTGCGTCACCAACAAATGCAGCCTTCGTGGCGAAGGGCTTTGCTTTGTCGGTGACGATGGGTGTAGTCATGGCCTGCGGATTTTACCGCAAGACCAACTTTTTGTTGACTACTTTTTGTTGGCGTGGTGGGGGCTTGAGGGTAATTCCTCAAACTTTTGCGAGGCTGTCAACAGAAATACACGTTGATCGTGCTGCGTCACTGCGTGGGGTGGAGTTGGCCATACCACGTTAAAGGGGTACCCCGGCTGGTCTGTGATGTCGCGCAGCTCTTGGCGGTACGTGGCCCACTCAGTTTTTGTTTCTAGCGGGACGTCGGGCAGTTGCGTCCAGTCTGACTGCTGCAGTAATACCTCACGTTTGGCGCGAACTTCGTTTTCTGCCAGCGATTCACTTTGGACCCATGACTTGGTGCCGTAGTCAAAGACAAAAAACTCACCGGGCTTGGGTGGTATGTTGACCACCTCCCCGCTGTCGCTGCGGTACTGCGCACCTAAAACTGCGTGGCCTTGTGCAATGGCACCCCCGGGGTGCCGCTGATACTCTAAGTCAGCGGGCTGGCAAGCGCCGGTCATGACAATCTCACCGGAGGGTAGGTACGCGTAAAAGTCAATCATCGCATTGCTCCAAGCACAGTTACAGTGCAGCGCATATCACCGACATTAGACGCCGTGTCGATAAAAAAGGTGACTAGCCCCGCGGGAAAGAAGATGCTGTTTGACATGGCTCCCGTGGTTCCTGCACTTGGATTTTCTTGTCCCAGGGTATACACCGTAGCGCCATACTGCGCCTTGAGATTGATGTTAATGCCGCCACGACCAGCACCTTGGGTAAACGTGCCTATCACTATATAGTTACTGGCTTCCGCGTTGAAAAAAGACACGAGGGCTGTATACGTTCCTGTTGCACTGCGCGGGATAGTGACATTTTCATTGCCGATTTTCAGCGTAGTTACTTGAGCGTCGCCGATCTTAGCAGTAGTGATTTGAGCATTGCCAATCTTCGCATTGGTAATCTCGGCGTCGCCGATCTTTGCACTTGTGATGGCTCCGTTTGCAATGAGCGCGTTGGTGATCGCAGCGTTTGAGATGTAGGCGGTGCCAATCGCCGCTCCGGCGATATACGTGCTGATGTTGGCTGACGTGATCGAGCTGATGTATGCAAAGCCCCCAAGCCCAGTCACCTGAGTTGTGCCCGATACGGTGTTTTGTGTGGCAAGCGCCCCAAGGCCAGAGACCTGACCTGTAGTAACTGAGCTCTGCGTGGCAAGAGTTCCAAGCCCCGTTACCGAGCTCGCAGGAACACCGCCGGAGTTCAAGATGACGTTATTGTTTGCGTCGTAGATCGTGATGTTGCGGAATGTGCCCGACGTAGCGTTGATGTTGCCGGTGACGCTCAGCGCGGAGCCATCCCAGCGCATATTCTGGGTCGACGACCCCACGTAGAACTTGTAGACGCTTGAGTCCAGGCCAAGGAAGAAGCCGGTGCCCGAGTTGTACCCGGCCACGCCGCCCTGGATCTTGCCGGTGGTGATGCCGATGGCCGCAGTTAGGTTGCCGGTGGTGATCTTGTCGGCAGTGAGGTCTCGGATCTGCGCCGTGTCAATGGTGGCGTTGGCAATGAACGCGGCATCCATCCATGTACCGGCCGGGTAGGTCTTGCCGCCGACGGTGGTCGGGGTGGTGAAGACCATGAACGGCGTCTTGCTTGGTGTCAGCGTGCCGAGCGGGTCCGAGGTTGAAGTCGGGCCGACGATGGCGAACCTGTCAGAGCGGACAATGAAGGCCGATGTGGGCGTGTCATTGCTCACCGTCGATGACAGGCCAAAGCCCGAGACGTGGCCGTTGTTGTCGATCTTGACCGAGTACTGAGCCGACAGGCCGTTGGTGGTCGTGGTCAGCGTTTGAATCGATGTCGTCTGACCATTGACCGTCGAGGTCAGCTGACTGATCGATGTGGCCTGAGACGCAGTCGTCTGCTGCAGAGTAATGATGCTGGACTCTGAGTTGCCGACCCTGGTCCCAAGTGCCGTGAGGATTGAGGCCTGCTCTTCGGTGATCTTCTTTACAGTGAGGACCGTGGAGCCTGTTCGAGACAGCTCGCTCTCGAGCAGGCTTCTGCCAGACTGCAGCTCCAAAACGGCTCGACTTCCAATGACCTGAGCTGACTCAACTGAGTTGATGCGTGAGCCTAGGTCCACGAAGAGCTGACTTCCCTGGATCTCAGCGCTGAGCACGCCCAGCGCCGAAGTCACATCGATGGCTGTTCGCGCCTGGGTGCCTGAGGTTTGGTTGTACGGGCCCGTGACGTTGGCGACCGAGACAAACCGAATCCAGTAGAAGTAGACCGTGTCCGGATTGGCTGCGTCGGCATAGACGTTTGCCGCCGTGGTGCCGACCATGATCGCCGAGCCGAGGTTGTCGGTTTCGGATCTCCAGACCTCAGCGACAGAGTGGTTGCGGTAAGGGGCGCCATCCCACTCAAGAAAAACGTTTGAGAAGCCGCCCTTGGCGCGCAGTCCAGTAGGCTGAGGTGGGGTTGTGTAATCCGTGTTGGGGTTGTAGCCGCCATCGATGGGAGGCATGACAGGCGTCACCGGCAGATACCCGCCCGATGCCGTGTCAGTCGTGCCGTTCGCTTGTGCGACGTTCAGGTCCACAAGATCGCGCAAGGTAACCGACTGGTCTAGCGGATCACCAATCGAACCCTCGCGCACGTCAAGGGTAGCCTTGATGGCGCGCAACACCTCTTTGACGTTGTCATCCCGAATGTCTGGGATGCTTGGGACTTTGGTCTCTCTGATCATACGGACTTCACCTCGGAGACCGACGAGGCGACGATGACCTCGGAGACCTCGCTTTTGGTCTCGACCTGCAGCTCCCAATCAAGAGCGCGAAAGCCACCAGGCAATCGGAAGTGATCGGAGCTCGATACGGTTTGGGTATGGCGAAGCGTGCCATCCGCAAAGACCTTGAGCGTGACTGGGTATGCGGCAGCGCGCACCTGGCCCACGCTCATCGTCGACTGAAACGGAAGCCTAAAGAGCTTGCTCTTCCAGGTAGCAGTGAGCGCTGATCCGCGATCAAATCGTACGATTGACCCGCCTTGCACCAGGTACAAGGTGTCTGTCTTAGCGTCGAAGAAGCCGGCCGTCACGGCGCTCGCGAACGGGATGTCAGTCGTGGTCATCGGTGCGCCCTGCCCTGTCAGGTCAAAGACCAGGCATCCACGGGTTGCGCCAGCGGTGTAGAAGCAGTGGACCCTGCGCTCGCAAAGGTAGACCTGCATCGTCTCTGGCGAGTAGGTCTGCCAGATGTCGCGGGACATCATGGCCTCGGTCATCACGCTGGCGCTTGTGCCAAGGGCCACCAGGCCATCAGGTGATGCGTAGATCACGCCGTCACCGGTCTCAAGAATCGAGCGCTTTGACACGCATGCCTGGGGCAGCTCAAGCCTGGTCGGCGTCATGGCCGCAGGGTCTGCTCCCTGCACTAGGAATGGGTAGCTCGTGGTCATCACCGCGACCGTCTGGCCGTATGTGGCGATGCCAACAATGTCGAAGTCGATGGTGTATTTGTGAGGCCAGGCGTGAGGCAGGTTGGGCTCGGAGAAGTAGACCGTGCGCCCAACAAAGCCGACGGCTGCGCCATTGGCCATGAGCCTCAGGCCCTTGAGCCCCGCAGGCGGCGGAATCCAGCCCTCGGTGGGCAGCACCTCGCCGAGCTCTGCCTGCTTCAGGCCGTCGGTGTAAGAGCCCTGGGCAACGGGCACTTCTGCCACGAACTGAAACTGCGCATTGTTGCCGACAGTGGATGATCGGTAGATGCGCTTGAGCGAGATCTCGTAAGCACCGGATGGCGCGCCAGCCATAGTCAGTGTGACCGGCAAGCTGCCATCAATTTCGACTGCATCGGACACGGGAGACGGCTCACCCTCTTCTCCGTAAGCCGACACGTAGGTGTAGACGTAGATGCGCGTCTCGGGGACGATCTTTGGCGGGATGACGGCGTTGGATGTGGGGCTTGAGCCCGGCGCAACCGGCAGCGCCTGCAGGGCCGTCGACAGCGTCACGGTTAGAGATGACTCTGGCGCGCTATCGGAGCTGGATGTCGTGTTTGCGGTGACCTCAGCGACCAGCCTCCAATTGGCATCGTTCAGGTTCAGCACGCCACCCAAGGAAGTGACGGTCTGGCGATAGATGCGCTTTTTTGAGACGCCAGCCGGAAGGGTCTCTGTGTGGCTGATCGATGCGGCCGTCTGTCCGTCGATAACAGAGACGATTGAGCTTGCTGGGCCTTTGCCGCTTTCGTTGCCAACCGCGTCCAGGTAGGTGACCATGTAGACGCGGTTGACGGTGCTGACCGCGGATGATGAGCCAACTGTGGCGGCGGGGGCGCTGCCGGCCGAGTAGGCGACCGGGCCATCGTACTGAAGCACACCACCCAGGACCGTGAGTCTGATGTTGTCGGTCACTGACGTCTGACTGACGGGGAACTCAGCCACGAACTGGTAAGAAGCCGAGCCTGCGTCTTTGCGGTACAGCCGGAAGTGGGTGCCGCCAAGAGAGTTGCTCAGGCCACTGAGGGTCACCGACTGTGTGCTGTCGGCTGAGACGGTCACCACACTGCTTGCACCTGACTCGGCGTAGTTCGCGGTGTTGGTGGACTCACCCAAGCCGGTGGTGACGGTGAAGTTCTTGATTGTGTAGACGTAGCTGCGCGAGACGGCAGCGGCCGTCGAAGTGGCAGCGCCAGCCGTAACCGTAGGAGCCTTGGCGCTGGCGCGTGGCGCGCTGGCGATGGCGCTTGCAAGAACCGTCGCGTTGGCAAGGGATGCATCAGTGGCCAGGTCGTCGTAGCTTGTTGCCGCAAGGTCGATTTCCGCGACGCGGCGGAAGGTGGTGGACACCTTGCGGTACAGGCGTTTCTTTGTGATGCCGGCGTCACCCTGGTTGTTCGTCGGCAGATTGGTAAAGGCCACCTTCTCGCCATCGACAGCCTGAACCGACGTGATGGGCCCGGGCAAAGATTCTTTGTTCGTGGTCGGGTTGTAGAACGTCAGCACGTACTCGCGAGTCACCACCGTGTAGTTCACGACGGCACTGAACGAGGAGATCCCGGGCTTGGTGGTGGGGGCTGGAATGCCCAGCAGGTTAAAAGCGCCGGGGTAGTTCGAGCCCGACAAGATCTTGGAGTTTGGGGCGTAGCGCGGCGGGTTGATGCCGTCGGTCCAATAGAGGCGGTCGTACTGGTCCTCAGGGACCGGCGAGCGCATAACGTCGGTGTCATTGAGGAACTCGAGCCAGTAGTCGGTCTCGCTTGAGCTGTTGCCGTAACGAAAGATCGTCTTGGGTGCAGTCAGGACGGTCGCCTTGAGCGTGCTCACGCCACGAAGGGGCTCGAGCGAGCCAGACACCAGGCGCACGTTTTGCGCAACCTGGGCCTCGCTATCACCAAGCAAGCGGGCCTTGATGATCGGCTTCAGGCCGTTGAATGACTTCAGGACAATCGCTGCCATGTGTGTTCCGTCTCTGTGTGGGTGACCCGCCCGTCAAATGCTTCAGCGAGGATCGCAGCCACGTTGGCTCCGATTGTAAGGTGAACGCTGGTTGTCGTCGCAACTGGCTGTTGGTTGCTTCGGGCACTTCGCGTACAGCCGCTGCGGGCAATAAAAAAGCCACCCGAAGGTGGCTTTTTGAGGTGCTACGCCTTACTGGGTGTCAGGTTCGGCAAACGCACAAGCTGGCGCCTGGGCAACGCTCGGCTGAGGAGCCTGCTGGGCGTGGAGCTGCTGCTCAGCCTGGGTCTTGATCTTCAGCCACAGATCCAAAGATTTCTCCAAGGGGAGCTTGGCCAGAGCATCCAGAATGGCTTGCGCCTCCTGCACTTCGATTTCGATTTTGATGGACATGGTTACCTCACAGATGATGTCGCGACGCCAGAATTGGCGGGCGCATTATATCGATTGCTGTTGGCTCATCAACTCTTTGTTGTGTCCGCAGACCGGCGCCATCCTCTTGCATCCAGTGGGCGATGTAGCCATAACCCCCTGTGCCATCAGCCTCCCAGCGGTATACAACAGGGCGCTGATTTCGGACAAACTAGAGCGACTTTGGCGCGTTGACCATCGTGCCCACCAGAAAGCCCGCCTTGGTGTTGCGCAGTTCACCGTAGGCGAAGTCGCAGTTTTGCGCGATGGTGGCCGCACCTTCGGGCAACAACGATTCTGGCAACCGTGGCCGGATGCCCGAGAAAATGTTGATTTTTGAAGCGGCCATGCGTTTTCCTCAATGGTGCGGGCGAGTTTATGGCTGCACCAGCCATTTGATTACAGCCACGGCGGCTGGGTGGCCACGACTTCGGCACCGGCGGGCACCATGTCTTCCGACACAATAGGAGCAGAACTCATAGGCGTGCCGGGTCTCATGCTGAAGGTCGTGTGCAAACAAACACAAACAGTCCTAGCCTCTTGGGCTACCAATTCGTGCTCCAACTCCGCCGCAATCCAAATGAAATGCGGGGCCTTAAAAATGGTTTCTTTGCCGCGACACCACACCAAAACAGACCCGTACGCAACAAGCGTCGCATGATCTTACTGATGCGTATGCCCAACCTCTGTGTCACCCACATTCTCAAACGACATCATTCGGGCAAAAAGGCCGTGGATATGTGAAAGTTTGATGTTTGGTTGGTTCATGCTTATATCTCAGTAAACGGAATTTGTTCTAAAACAGGGGCCTCTGGGTTTTCTGGCAGCGGCAGAAGAATCCATGACAAGGTTTCCTCTTCCCAGCGATAGTACGGAGGGCTGTTCGGCACGGGCATCGGCACAGGCGCGTTCCACAAATACGAAAAGCTGTCCATCACCCAAGATGGGTACGGAGAAGGCGGGGTAAATCCAGCGCCCTCTGGACCATCAGGCAGCCATGTAAAACCAATGCCAGCAAAGTTTTTGCGGAAGGCTTTGGATTGGTCTGGGTCAGGCGTGTTGGTGTTGGGGGTGTAGTAGATACCGCCCCGTGTGTTGTAGCTGGTTTGAACCCACGTTGCCGGATCGCCCCAGTTACCTGTGTCAATCTCGGCTTGGGTAATGACCAGAACACGCTGAACGACATTGTTCTCGTCAATTTGTGCGAAATGGCTCATGCTGTGAACGTCCCGGAAGATGTAAAGGTGTGAATGGTGAATCCACCAGATGATGTGACTGTTCCACCAGTGCCTCGTTGAGAGCCTGCGTAGCGGATGATCACAATGCCGGAGCCGCCAGACTGCCTGTATGCCCCGCCACCACCGCCAGTATTTGCAGCGCCCGGAGTGCTGGCACCGCCACCGCCGCCTGTGCCACCGACACCGTAAGTACCGTACCCACCCTCTCCACCATACCCACCGCCACCGCCAGCGTATGTAGAGCCATTGCTCCATGTGGAGCCATTGCCGCCATTGCCGCCACTTCTAGTAAAAGCGCCAAACGCATTACCACCGGCAACAGATGCGCCGCCTCCGCCACCACCAGCGTATTCGCCGCCATTGCCGCCCGAGTTACCTTGGCCAGATGTACCCGAGGCTCCATAATGGTAAGGTTGACTGGAAATCCAATAACCGCCACCGCCAGACCCGCCAGATGATGGGTTTAAGCTGCTATCACCGCCATAGCCACCGCCGGTTGATGTTACGGACGAAAAAACTGAATTATTGCCATTAGTGCTATACGCACCACCAGACCCAACAGTCGCGGTATAGCCGGTTCCGGGTGTTACGGTAAATCCTGTCCCCGATCTATATCCGCCAGCACCGCCGCCGCCAACAGTTGAACCGCCGCCACCAGCAATCACCAAATACTCAATCGTGTAGCTGTTCGCCTTTCCGTACCCATCGCTCATGCTGATCGCGCCGCTGGCTTTGCCAAACAGCGTTCGCACATTGGTTTGGTTCAATGAAATAGCTGTAGTCGAAGCAATGCCTAGCTCAGTGTTGACCTGGGACATTGAAATTGCACCGGACGCTGGTAATGCCATCTCAGACCCCCTTTAACGCACTTCAGCGCGGAGTTCTTTGATCGCCTCAATCAGCAATGGAACCAGACGCTCGTAATTGACCGTGAGGTACTGCTGGTCAATTGGCGCAGGGGACACAACCTCGGGCATCACTGCTTGAACCTGTTGGGCAGACACACCGACTTCGCGCTTGGGCTTGTAACCCAGAGCTTGGGCAGTCTCGTTGGCTTCGTAGTAGAAGCCGGAGAGCTGGTCTACCTTGTCGAGTGCGTTTTCAATGCCTCCGAGTTTGGTTTTGAGTCGGTCGTCAGAGTAGTAGGCTGTGATGTTTCCGGTGGCGAAGATTGCACCAGCACCGGGGTCTGCTGTTGTGCCTAAAGAAAGACCGCCAGCGGCTGACAGTGTCATCGCCTGAGTGAAGGTGATGGCGTTACCTGCTGTGCCGGAAGCTGCGTTAAACCACTGGTGTGCGCCCGAAGATTGAAGGTATCTGGTTGCTGCCGCAGTTGTTTTGTAAATGTAATTTGAGCCGTTAAACCAAGCGTTGTTGAATAAGTTTGCACCACCCGATGAACCAACAAATGATGCAGTTGTTCCAATGTCAATAGCTTTAAAAATGCTACTCCAAGCACTCGGAGTAACCCCCAAGCCGAGGTTGCTTCCATCAAACGTCAGCGCAGACCCCGTGGTCAGAACTTTGCTGCCGTTCAGGTAGGGCACGCCGTTGGCTGTGCCAGCGTTCAGCGTGATGTTGCCGGTGAGCGTGCCACCAGTCAGAGGCAAATAGCTCGTGGCATTGCTCAGAGGCGTAAAGCCGAGAGCCGTTGTAACATCCCCGGAGCTCAGAGTCACCGCTCCTGTGCGGGTATTGAAGCTGACCACGCCGCCATCAATTTGAATGTTTCCAGAACCCAGCACCGAAACCCCATTTACGGTCTTGATGTTGGTGCCGGAAGTCAGCGCGACCTGCGGCGTGAATCCGAGTGCGGTCGTGACGTTCAGTGAGCTCAGCTCACCCAGGATCGTGGCGGCCGACTTGTTCTCGACATTTCCAAGACCCAAGTTGGCTCGAGCCGTGCCCGCATTCGTCAGATCAGACAGGTTGCTCGAGGCAAGCAGGCGCGACAACACATCTGTGTTGAGGTTCGAGAAGTTTGAGTCGAGCTCCGCGTTGGTCAACGGAGAGCCCTTGGCGAGACGAAGGGTGAGTGCAGCCATGAGTGCCTTGTGCTTGATGAGTTACGAGTGATGGCGCGGCGATAGCGCCCAGGCCTGCATTGCACAGACCTCAGAGCATCCAGGCTGCTTAGGAGATGGTGATTGTCCAGGCGATCGACAGCGTGTCGCCTGCGTCCTTGTTGACGACGCTGAATACGGTGCGGCACAGCATCGTGCCGGCAGATGCCGCGTTCATGATGCCCGCCTCAGTCACGGCGCCCGTACCGGTGCCGGCAGGGAATGTGGCGACATAGGTCACCTGGTTGCCGGACACGGTGGTTGATGTCAGTGCAACGCGACCAAGCTCTGTGCCCAGGGCAGCGTTTGCCAGGGCTGCAGCCGCCGTGCCGGAGCCCACAGCCATGTGGCTCATGACTGAGGCGCTGGCGTCGCGCATGCGGCTGGCAATGAAGCCCAAGCCGTTGGTGACCACAAGGTTCTTGATCTCGCGAGAGTCTTTGACCTGGCCATCGGCGCCAGTCAGGACGACATCGACGTTGCCGGTTGCTTTGATTGATTCGTTGGTGTTCATGGGGAGCCTTTCAGAAAGATTGAGAATTGCCGACGTAGTCCCCGCCAAAGTACGTGGGGTCCGCGTAGTCTTGCCAGAACAGCATGCCCGTGTCGGATGTTGCAACCGAATCACTGCGCTGCTTCGAGCTCTGTTTTCTGGCCACGTCAGCAGTGGTCGCAGGTTCTGCAAACGCCCGGGTGTAGGCCACGATGCGTTGCAAGATGTCTTGGGCCGTCACCGGATCGGTGAGGCTCTTGATAAACTGGATGGTCTGGTCGTCATCGGCCACGGCGCTGCCGTTGAGGTCGTCCGTGACAGAAGCGGCGTCAGCCAGGGTCTTTGAGACCGACAGCACGTCGGCGTCCGAGGTCGAGGCCTGATCGGTGCGCGGCTTGCTCAGGCCAAGGACATCAACGTCGCCGACAGAGACCGAGTCGGTGCGAGACTGGCCAAACGATAGGGCCTTGGCGTCAACGGCGGCGGCAGCACTTGCTCGAACCTTGCCTACAACTCGGGTCGCCTGGTCCGTGGCCTGCTGGCTTTCCGTTAGGCCTTTGCCCACCGTTTTGACGCGGACATCCGCCAGCGTCACAGAGTTGGCGCGGGCCTTGCCAAAGCCAAGAGATTTGACGTCCGATGCGATGGCGCTATCGAAAATGCCCTTGAGCAACGCCAGGGTCGTCGCATCGACCGTAACCGCTTGATCTTGGATCAGCTTCTCAAATCGAAGCAGCGCAGCGTCTGACGGCTGAGTCGTGTCCGATGGGTTGCGTCGCAAGAAGAACTCGCCAACATCAACAAACGCCTGAATCGCCTGGGCTGCAGCCTCCGCCTTGATGGCGCCTTGCGCGACGGCGACCTGGATCGCCTCGATGAATACGCCGATCTTGACCACTTAAAAGTCCTGGCGAACTCGGAACTTCAGCAGCTCGTAAACCGTCTGAACTTCAAGCGATGGGAAGGTGATCTCGATTTCGCCTTCGTAGTCGCCAGCCTCGACGTCCAATGTGTTCAGGTTCCAGAGAAAGATGACCTTGCCGCCAATGCCGTTCGTGACGACGCCGGTCAGGGTGTCGAGCACTGTCGTACTGCCGGCCTGGCGAAAGCGCATGAGCACGTTCGCGCCGGTGATGTCGATGGCTGTGTCATCGAGCTCGTTGGTGAGCGTCAGTTGCAGCTGTGGGCGAGTGTCGCCTCGAACGAGTTTGATTTTTTCTGCCATGGCAAACCTCGGTCAGGCGAATGGATGGGGTCGAACTGAGAGACTGCCTTCGACCCGGTCGTGCAGCGCGCTGATCTTTGCTTTGAGAACTCCGTCGTCGAACAGGCGACGGTTGTAGAGCGCAAGCGCCGTATTGGTCCAGGCCTTGCCCGGGGTCGTCATCAGACGGGCCTTGGCGCCGCCAATAAGCGCGTCCCAGTACTTGATGGCCAGCTCATCCGGGATTGCCGTTGCAGACATCTCTGGCGCGTACGCCACACGCATCGTGAGCGTCTGGCGGTTTGCGCCAATCGGGATCGGGTAGATCCGGATTGTTCGATAGTCGATGCCTGCGTTGTAGTACGTGGGCTCAGAGCCCTCGGCTGTTTGCCAGTTCGGGATCAGCTCAAACAGCTGCGGCATGGTCACCGGGCGCAATTTGCGATTCGATGCCCAGACATCTTTGACCGCAACGACTCGAGCGTCCCTTGGCGTTTCAACATCAACCTCGTATTGCCGGTCGAGCACCTGCACTGGATCTTGGATCTCGTTCCAGGCGTGCGTCTCTTGGCAGAACTCGATGGTGGCTTGCACCAGGTGCTGCTTGACCAGCGCATCGGGAGCCCCAGGAAGATCGGGGAGCAGGAACGGAAGGAGGTCTTGTGTCTTCATTGATTAGCCCGCCCTGGGTGTCGGAGCTGGCGCGTTGACGCCACCAGAGGCCCATCGCAGGTTCGGGTTCACGCCCGTGATTGCTGTGGCCTGCGCATTGATGCTGCTGACAAACTGCTGGCCGTACATGTTGGACATCGTCAGGTTCGCCGCAGACTCGGCGTCTTTGGCGTACGAGCGGGCCAGGATGTAGTTCACCAGGTCATCGGTGTTGGACTCATCGACAGTTACTGTCGTGGCGTCGGTGCCGTCCATGCCGTAGCTGCCGGTGGCGGAGATCTCGGCAGGGTTGGCCATGTACTGGATTTCGACCCAGACGTTGGTCTCGGCCTTCACGCCTGGCGTGATGTAGAACACCTGCGGCGTGCGCGGGTCGTACACAAAGCCCGAAACAGTGGTTCCGGTTTCGATGTGCCAGTTCGGCGTGTTGGTGTCTAGGCTCTCGCGATCAACCAGGCGGATAGCCTGGCCGGGCTTGAGGCCGTCTGGGCCCATGTTTCGGACCACAGACATCAGCGCCATGCCAAAGATGTCAGCAGGCGCTGTTCCATCACCAGGCTTGACGTTGTCGGCCAGGATCTTGGTGATGGATTGCTTGGTGCCGGTGGCGAGCTTGATTGCATCAACCCTGGAGCACGACGACGGCACGTACTTGGCGATGGCCTTCTGACCTTCATTCAGCCATGCCACGAGCTCGCGCTGTGTCCAGCGAGTGAACTGGGGGCTGATGTCGTGCAGTTGGACGCCAACGCGGTACAGGACGTCACGGACAAGGGTTGGTGCTGCCATGGCTCAGGCCTTATTCGACAGAGAAGGGAAAGCGTTGGGTTTCGCGTGTGATGATCTCGCCGCCCTTGCCGAACGACATCAGCTCTTGCTTGGCGTTCTTCAGGATCTGAACGACCTCATCAGGCACTTCCACGGGGATGCCGCGGGGGATCTGATAGGCATAGCCGTTCAGCGACACGAACACGGC